CGCTATTCCGCACCAGTGGCACACGGGTTCGTCGGCTAAGAGTTTGGCTCTGTTGCGCTTAAACTCGCTGGTTGCTCGTTGCTTGCCGTTGTGTGTTGTTGTCATGTTGGTTTCTCCCGCGCTACCGCTTGGCTAACGCGCCACTTCGTGGCTTGTTGTCTGGTCTGTTGTCGAGTCTGTGCACTACGTCCCCCCACACTTCCAGCAAGTAGCTGTGGCTGCCGGCTGTTTCATAGTTGAGGACGGACACCATACGTATTTGTGACGTTTAGACGCTGCACACCAGTTCATTGACATGGCGCTCTACCCACGTTTCCGTGTGTTATGCCGGCATAGTGCAAACCCATACGCGACCGTGAGTGCTGGCTGGGCTTCTCAATTCCCCGACTTAGCCCAGCGAGACGCACCGGGTACCAGCATTATTTAATTGTGTGTCCATGGTTATGGGGTGGCGTCGGCGTGTATGTCTGCTAGACGCGCCTCTAAGCCCCACATGTCTTGCTTTAAGGCGTTGCCTTGGTGCGGCTGGTGCTCTAGTTCCTCGATGATTAGGTCGGCTTGGACGTCGGCAAGGCGGCTGAACAATGCGCGCAGCTCTAAACGGTCGGCTTCAGTTAAACGGCTCATTGGTAATCAGGCCTTTCCCATTCTTGGACTTGTGACGTGTAAATAGTTGGGTGTAACAATAACGACATGTCGTTAAGCATGTCATGGTGTAGGCGTATTGTGCCATGCTCTTGCGCGCCTAATTGCTTTATGTCGTAACCAGTAGCCCAACCGTGGATTAATACCCGGCATTTATAAACCTGCGCCAATATGTAAATGTGGTTAAGGTCATCGCCCGGGCGCGCAGCAAGTTTTGGGCTGGTGTTCTCAGTCGAGCGCACCTGATAACTCAGCACATCAAAACCGCCGCGGTCTGCCTCTAAGTCTTGCCAATGCTCACCCAATGACTTAGCTACTGCGTACTCACCGATGACGCCAGTAATGTTGGACTGCCACCAGTTTTGCGCGCTGTACTTTGTGTTGTCTCGGGGTTTGCGGTCTTTTTGCATGGCGCGTATGTTTCGCCGCGCACCACTAATGGCGCAGTATTCCAATTCCTCGTAGTCGAGTGTTACCAGTACTTTGCTCATATGTCACTCAGTCGCGCTATAACGGCGTCCAAGTCTTTTGGGTACCAGCAGTAGCATTCGTATTCTGCTTCGAGTAAGTACCGTTGCCAACGCAGCTGAGCGTCACTCTGTTTGTTACGGCCTGCCTTCAGCTCTGCGAACACTAGGCCGCCAGTTGGGTGGCTAAGCACTAAGTCTGGGAAACCTGCGTCGCCTTGAAAATGGGTAGCCCAACGCTCGCCAACTTGTGCCGGTTTGGCGTGGTAAATCAACCAGCCGCGCAACTTAGCTACTGCGCACACTTGCTTTAAGAATTGTGCTTCAGTCATGCCGGCGTAACTATTTGGCATCGTTAACCGTTTTGCAGTCTGGGCAAAACACTGCGTTTGCTATGCGCTCAAAGTCGCGGGCTAGGCGCTGGTAGTCGGCTTGGCAGTCGAGCAGTTGTTGTATCACTATGTTTAGTTCGCGGCGTAGGCTGTCGCGCTCTTGGCGTGAGTCGTAAAGCATGCTTGAATATGCCCAAATGGCTTGCTCTGGTGGCATGTCGTCGGCGTTCATTATTTAACCTTGGGTATCGGTTTGATGTTCAAGAACATGTCTTTTGCCTCTGAGTAGGTCATGGGTGTTTCGGGGTCAAAATCTAGCCCACGTTCCGCGCACATTTGGGTAAGCATTTTAATTTGGTTTGGGGTCGCGCCACCGCCGTTGCTTGGTTTGCTTGCCTCTGTTTGTTCGCGGGCCGATAGTCGAGCCTCGCCTATTTGCTTTGACCGTGGCCCCATAACTGAGGTTGGCGTTTCGCGTGGGCTGTCCAGCATTGGGGTTGGTCGCGCAATGCTCACTATCCGTTTGCGGTCGTCGTCCTCTGCGCCTTGCTGGCGTCCTAGAACTTCATTGCTAGACGCTATAGACTTGTCTATGCCAAACCCGAGGTAGCCCAACGCGCGCCCCAAAACGCTGGTGGCTCCATTAGCCTGCTCAGAGTTTTTAGTAAACGTGGTCTTGCCCGGGTACGGCTCAAAAATGTAGGCGGTTACGGGTATTGGGTCGTCGGGGTCACGGCTTACCGTTACTGAGCATTCAATAAACAACTGGTCGCCTACCATGGTTATTTCTGGTCGGTGCTCAACAATGCGCAGCTGCGGGTAAAGCGCTAAGGCTTGCTTAAGACGTGTCTTCACGTCTACGTACTCGGAAAGGTCAAAAGCCATTATTCCCACCTGCCGCTTTCGTCATAGTTTTGTATCCAGTCGGCAGCCCACAATGTGATAACCGTAAAGACTGTCATGACACCAACAAATGCAAAAACGCCTGCAATAGTTCTCATTTTGCACCGCGCATTGCTAGTTCTACTTTGTGGAAAAGCACGTTTATTTGTTCGGCTAAACCAGTGTGGCCGGCATCGTAAAGCTCTTGGCTGATGTCGTCTAAACGGTCTGTAATGCTCTGTGGCTTGGGTTCAAGGCTGCTGGGATGTTCTAGCCGGCCAATGGCTTGGCGTAAGTCCTCGCATAGTTTCGGGTCGTCCATTGCGTAGCTGTAAGCGTGAGCGCGCAAGTTGCGTACCAGCACGTCAGTTGTTTTGGGTCGAGTACCAGCCCATAAGTTTGCTAGTGCTTGGTCTAAACGGTCTGTCGGGTTTACCATTGTTGTCTCTTTTCTAGTCGGGTTGAAAATAACTAACGGGTGTACGGTACCACAATTTTTGGCGCGCTGTTGCCTTTCCATGGTGCCCAGCCGTGGCGCTTAAATAATGCCAATGAGGCTTTAAGGTTTTTGCGAGGTGACCATAATTCGGTCATGTGTTTGCGGACTATTCCAGACTCGACAAGGAACCGTTTGTTACTGCCGTTTATCTGCATGATGCCGTATGAGCCGGTGTATGGGTCGCGCTGGTTCCAAGCCCGGGCGAAGCCTTTAGACTCGCGTTTGCATATCTGCATAAGTCGTGGTATTTCGCGCTTAGCCCAACCAACCTCTAAGGCCAGAGCGGTAAAGCGTAGGCAGTCGGGTTCTACCGCTGCTTTTGTTTGTGTAGCCGGCACCAGTAGTGCAGCTGCGGCGAGTACGCCAAGTAGTCGTTTCATAGTTTCTACCTTCCGTCGGGATAAGTAAAAACCTTAATGGGCTTATTGAGACTTTGCGCGCCTTTGCGCTAAAAGCCTTATGCTGTAACGGTTTTAACGGCTGGTGTTGGTGGCGGTACGCTTTTCCATGCCGCTACAAACGCTTGTGGGTCATCGGCCATGGCGGGTGTTAACTCGACGTGTAACCACATGCCGCCGCCTGAGCCACCGTTTGCGGTTTCTGTCCAGTCTTTCCAACCGGGTTTACCGTCACGGTTACAACGCCAGCCGCGGCCCCATTTCTCAGTGCCTTTTTTTGTGGTGCCGGCGTAGTCGTGTACCTCTTCAATGCCTAAAGTCTCGTAGTTCGCTACGAGCCAGTTTGCCCACATGGCGGCTGTGGCTTTGTCTTTGTAGCCGATGTCGGCTGCACGGCCTGTGGCATGTACTGAGAGGCGGTCACTGCCGCGCATGTTTCTTACGGCCCAAGTGCCTAGGTTAGTGAAACCTTTTTTCTTAATAATGTCCACGAACTTTTCGGTGCCGGGTCTTTTGCCCAAGGCTGCGCCGTCGGTGGTGCCGGTGTATTTCATGGGCGGCTAATCATGTCGGCGATGCGCGTTAAGAGTTTTGCAGCTGCTTCGCGCACAATTTTTAGTAAGCCTTTTTTGTCGTCGTTATTCATCGTTTTTGCCTTTCGGTTTGTCTTTTAGCCCGTTGGCGCTGAGCAGGCCAGCGAGTGAGCCGGTGAGGAATAAAAGCAACGGTTGTAACGTCGCCCAAGCCGACTTGTCATTATCCGAAACATCCATAGGCTGCGTGACAAAAAGCAGTCCGTAGATAAGTGACATGGTGGCCATTACAAAAGTAAATGACAGCGCGCAAGCGACAACAAAGATTAAGCGCGCTTTAATTTGCTCGCTTGTCATGCGTT